ACATCTACCACTGGTTTTCCAACAGGTGGTGGAACAGTAGCTGTTGCAAATGAGTTAATCACATACACAGGTATTAGTTCAAATGATTTAACAGGTATCACTAGAGGAGCGTTAGGTACAGCAACGTTTGGTACATCCAACGGACAAGCTCACAGTAGTGGTGCAACGGTAACAAACGCTACAACGTTTGCCGGATACGGTAACGCTGTAAATGCTGCAACTGTTACACTAGAGCCAGGACTTTGGTCACTAGATAACTTTGGACAAGTTCTTATTGCAACGATTGCAAACGGTAAAACATTTACATGGGATGCATCTATTACAGCTAAATTTACAACAAGAGCATCAACTACGACATCTGGTTTTGCAACAGGAAACAATCCAACAGCAACAAGAGTTACACTAGTTTCACCAACAACAAGACACTTAATACACCTTGGAACAGAGACCACTATCGGCACATCAACAACACAAGATGATATGTTTATAAGATTTTCTGACCAAGAAGATATTAACACTTACGCACCATCTGCAATAAATACTGCAGGAACTTTAAGACTACAAGATGGTACAAAAATTATGGGTGCTATAAAAGCAAAAGAAGTTATTCTAGTTTGGACTGATAATGCTTTGTATACAATGAAGTTTATTGGTTCTCCTTTTACATTTGGTTTAGAACAGGTTGGTACAAACTGTGGATTAATAGGTAAAAATGCAGTGGTAGAAATAGATGGAGCTGCGTTCTGGTTAAGTCCAAAAGGTTTCTTTTTATTTGATGGTACAGTTAAATCTATACCATGTACTGTTGAGGATTTTGTCTACGATAACTTTGATACTACAAAAGGACAACAAGTATCTGCAGGATTAAATAATCTATTTACAGAAATAGTCTGGTCTTATCCAGCACAAGGATCTACATTCAACGATAAGTATGTAGTATTTAATTATGCAGAGTCAGCAGGTGTACCTGGTGGTGTTTGGTATACAGGAACAGAAGCAAGAACAAGTTGGATGGATGCAACAATATACAAAAATCCTTTTGCAACTAAATACAATAGTTCTGCATCAGGAACTTTTCCAGAAATTATAGGTGAGTCTGGTTTAGGTCAAAGTATTTTATTTGAACATGAGGTAGGGACAGATCAAATTAATCCAGATGGTACAACTACAACAGTGCCATCTTTTATAGCGTCCTATGATATAGATCTAGAATCAAGATCAAGAAATGCACAAGGTAAAGCATCTGGACCAAAAGTTGCTGGTGAAGTATTTCTAGCTATGAGAAGATTTGTGCCAGATTTTAAAACATTAGTTGGTAATGCAAAAGTTAGTTTAAATGTAAAAAGATATCCACAACAAACAGAAACACAAACTGCACTAAGTCCTTTTACTATAACATCTAGCACAGATAAAAAAGACACAAGAGCAAGAGGTAGGTTTGTAAGTGTTAAAATAGAAAACGATGCAGTCAATGAGTCTTGGAGATTTGGAACATTGAGATTAGATTTACAACCAGATGGGAGACGTTAATGCCAAAGATTAATGTAAGAATACCAGAACCAAAAGAAGAATACGATTTCTCAAACCAAAAACAAATAAACAGAACTTTGTCTTTGGTAGTAGAGCAATTAAACTCAACATATTTAAGTGAAACAAAACAGGAGCAAGAGAGATTCTCTTGGTTTATAAGTGGCTAATGTATATAAAAATGAATTAGTAGATTTAACTACTACAGATAATACTACGATCTACACTACACCAGCTAGTTCTAGAGCTATTATTAAAAGTATAATAGTATCAGAGGACGCTGGGTCAGGATCTACAATAACTTTTACTATAACAAACGCTGCCGCAGCAGTATTTAACCTGTTTAAAGACAAAGCAATAGCCTCAAAAGCAACAACAGAACTGTTAACTCACCCTTTAATTTTAGAAGAAAATGAGGTATTAAAGGCACAAGCAGCAGATGCAAATGAATTACATGTTATTGCATCAATATTGGAGATAAATAGAGACTAATGGCATTCATAGAACAAGAAGCAAAAGCAGAATATAAAATAATTAATGGTAAGAAAACATTAGTGATTACACCTGAATGTGAGATTACTTTAAAAAATTTAGAAACAGGACAAGAATATAATTCAGATAAAGAAGCTGATGACGATGTAAATAATCCTGAAACACCTACGAAAAGAGAGCATATCTCTCGTAGTGTAAAATTAACAGTTGAATCTTTACCACTTGGTAGTGATTCAAATTTATAATATAGTGGTACGATGGCAATAACTAGAGCACAACAATTCAGACAGATGTTAATTAAGGGTGGGGTAGCAAACCCTGATGGAAGACGTGGATTTTTTCAGGGGGCTTTAAAAGATGCAAAAGAAAAAAATGAACCCATATCTCCAGGCACATCTGTAGGAGGAAACACAAGAGGAGGCACTGGTAAAGGTAGAGATTTGGATGTTCAACAAAGAGGGATGACTAAATCTGAATACAATAGAAGAGTAGCAGAAGGAACAATAGATCGTTACAGAGGATCAGACGATCCACCAAAACCACCACAATTACAAGAAGATAAACGTTTTGTTCCAACACCCGTACCAAAAGGCATATCGGCAATTGAAAGATTTAGAAATGATCAAATAGATAAAGCTATAAAAAGAAATAGAGTTTTAGCTTTGAGAAAACTAGGTTTATTACCTGAACCTTCTATTTCTCCTATTGGTGCTATACTTCAAAGTTTTAAACAAATTCCAGAAGAGTTTGAATTAATGTCAGAGGAAGATTTATTAGATATTGCAACAAGTGGACCATATCTTTCTCAACAAAAAACAGTAGGCGATGTAAATAGATTTACTTCTGGAAAAGACTTATTAGGAAGAACATTTGAAGCAGAGGATTTATTAAGAAAAGGAGATATGACACAAGGTAAGTTTGAAGAGTTATTTCCTGGTCCAACACCTCCACCGGATGACAGAGGTCCCGATCAACAAGAAACAGATCCATGTAAAGGACCGAACCCACCAGCATATTGTTTTGCAAATCAAAACCCAACACCAACACCACCAACAACAACAAGTGGTCTAGCTCTTAGATTTAGAAAAGACGGTGGTAGAATCAATGCTATGGATGGTGGTATGATGAGTCCTGAAGGTGGGATCATGGACCTTGAAACAGGAAGACAGATGTATTTCTTAGGTAAACTAGTTAAGAAAGCAACAAGAGCTGTTAAAAAGATTACTAAATCTCCATTAGGTAAAGCTGCTTTAGGTATTGCAGCTCTTAAATTTGGACCTGCTTTTTTAAAATCAGAGGGTTTAAAAAATTTCTTTCTTACTGATCCTAGTAAAGGTTTTTCTTTAAGTAATTTGTTTGGTAAAGGTTTAACAACTAAGGGTGCAATGGCAGGTATTGCTGCTTTATCAGCTGCACCTTTATTATTTGGTCAAGAGGAAGAAGAGGATGATGAACTTTACAGAGGTCCAGGTTTAGATATTAGAAAAATAAGAGAAAACCCATATGATTTTTTAGGTCCTAATTTTGCTAATGGTGGTCGTATTGGTTATCAAGAAGGTTCTAAAGAACCAGTAGCTAAGAAGACTATGCCACTATTAGATATGGGTGGTAAAGAAATGGATCTTAGAGATAATGGTGGATTTGTACCAATAGGTAGAATGGAAAAGGCTGACGATGTGCCTGCAAGATTATCAAAGAATGAGTTTGTATTTACAGCTGAAGCTGTTAGAAACGCAGGTGAAGGTGATGTGGACAAAGGCGCAGAAGTTATGTATAATATGATGAAGAACCTCGAATCCGGGGGTGAAGTATCTGAAGAATCGCAAGGATTACAAGGCGCAAGAGACATGTTTCAAACATCTAAAAGATTAGAGGAAGTATTATAATGAGTGTTACAACTACAAGAAATTTACCCGCACAATTTGTAGAAGATTTAGGTGTAGATCTAGCGCAACAGGTTGTAGCGCAATCAGGTGTACCCGTAGTATCAACAGGTTTAGCGGGAATATCACAACAGGCAGGTGAGTCTGCTGCAGACTTTAAAGCAAGACAGGATGCTGCAAGAGCGTTTACAACAAGACAACAAAATTTAGCAGGACTTGCACCACAAATAGCAGGTTTAACAGCAAGAGAACAAAGAGCAAGAACAATAGCAGATGCGGGTGTTGGTTCATTCAAACCTTTTATACAAGATGCACAAGCTTTTACAGGAGTTGGTAGAAACTTAGCTGCAGCTGGTCAAGCACCAACAGCAGGATCTGTTCAAGATTTTATGTCACCATATCAGCAACAAGTTATTGATACATCATTAGCTGAGTTTGATAGACAAGCAAAAGCTCAAGAACAAAGAATCAGAGATCAAGCTGTTGCGTCAGGTGCTTTTGGTGGTGGTAGAGAAGGTGTTCAATTAGCAGAGTTTCAAACAGGTTCGGATAGAAATAGATTAGCATTAGAAGCAGGGTTAAGACAACAAGGTTTTCAACAAGCAGTAGCAAGAAGAGATAAAGCTTTTCAAGATCAACTAGGTTTAGCAGGTTT